AACGCACTGGACCTGGGCATCGCCGCCGCCTCCGGCGCGACCGAAGCCAACTTCCTGACCGGCGCCTCTGTGGCCCGTGCCCGCGCCCTGCTGGGTGAGCGCGGCGACGAACTCGACACCCTGGTTGTCCACCCCTCCGTGGGCTTCTACCTGTACCAGGTGGGCCTGCTGACCTTCAGCACCTCCGCACTGGCCGCTTCTGGCGCCGTGACCTGGGGTGGTGGCGGCGTGGGCATCGGTGCCCGCAGCATCGGCGAATTCGCCGGCTGCCGCGTGATCATCGACCCCTTGGTGAACACCGTTGCCCCTGGCACCGCTGGCCACCAGCGCGAGTTCTTCTGCTACCTGACCAAGGGCGGCACCATCCTGGAAGGCGTCCAGCAGGACCTCCGCATCGAAGCCGACCGCAACATCCTGTCCAAGCAGGACGTGCTCTCGGTCGACTACCACGAGGCCTACCACGTGATGGGCACCAAGTGGAACGATGCTGGCGACAACCCGACCAACGCTGCACTGGCCACCGCCGGCAACTGGGCTGCCACCTACGACATCGACCTGATCCCCCTGGTTCAGCTCACCGTCAACAGCCCCCTCGACACCAGCACCATCTGATAATCAGAGTGCGTGTAGCCCGGCCCCACTTCGGTGGGGCTTTTTTATTGCCGCTACACTGAAACAAAAGCGTGCTAAGTAGCTGTGCCTGCGACGATCAACGCCACTTTGAGTAGCGCGTCGGCCAACAGCTACGTGACTCTGGCTGAGGCCAACAGCTATTTCGAGACGGTCCCGAACTCCGCCACTTGGACCGACAAGACCGACGACCAGAAAAACCGCGCCCTGATCAGCGCCACCCGTTGGATCGACAGCCTGAATTTTTACGGCGACCGCTGCAACGCAGACCAAGCCCTGAAATGGCCGCGCACCAACTACGACGTCGACAACATCACCCTGGAATGTGACTTAATCCCACTGCAAATCAAGTACGCCACCTATGAACTGGCACGCGCACTAGCAAACGACACCGACGCCGTAACCGGCAACACTGGTACAACAGGTCTGTACGACGAAGTTGCCCTTGGCGACTTGAAAGTCAAATACAGCAAGACGTCGCAAGCCGTTGGCACAATCAACAACATCTTCGACGTCTACCCTTGGCTGCAGACTTACCTTGGCGCTTACTGCGCAGGCGGCTCTGGCAGCTACCAACTGCGCGTCTTTAGGGGCTGATCATGAGCCTAGTTGACGACACTTTTGCAGCCATCCCGGCCCAGCTTTTAGCTGACTGGGGCCAAAACGTCACCTACTTAAAGGCCAACGCCGCCTCCACCTATAACGCCACCACCGGCACAGTCTCTGGAGCCGACACCAGCCTGACCGTCCGCGCCCTGATCTTCGAGGCCAAACCCGAAGAATTTGAGGGTGCGTATCAAACCAGCGACCTCAAAGTCATCATCGGCAATGCCGAGCTTGGAGCGTATGTCCCAAGTGTGCGCGACCGCATCCAATACAGCCAAAACAGCAGCACAAAAACCGGCCGCATCATCATGTGCAAAACATCACGCGGCGAAAACCCGGTAGTTCACTCCATCCTGTTGAGGCCCCAATAATGGCCAAAAGTCTAGAAAACGACCTGCTACGCGATGCTTATGCGTGGGTAAATAGTGCGGCACGAAATGCAGCCAAGGAGATAATGAACGGCTTAGCCGAGGCCGGCCCTGAGTGGGGCGGTGAGTTCAAGGACAGCTGGGTAGCCCATTCCCCCTCAGCCGGAACCAAGGGGGGCTCTTACCCTTATACCCTTAACGATGTACCCAAACTATCTGCCACGAAAAGAGAAGCCACTCGTGTGACAAAGTTCATTATTGAGAACATTGCTGATCACGCACCCATAGCCTTAGACCTTGTTGATGTACCGCGAGAGCAATTTCGGTATCCGGGTTATGGCCCACAAGGCGATGTTGTGGCACGCGGAAGTCGCCCAGATTCTGGCCGCCGTGGCGAAGTCAGCGGCTCCGGCAACTCCAGAAGCACTGCCCCACTGGACTGGTATCCGTTGTTTACGCAAGGCGGCAAAATGCAAAAAGCACTTGAGCGCGGCGTGCGCCTCGCCACACCCGAATGAACTACCAAGCTGTCCGCGCTGTTTTTGAGGCCCCGCTACTGTCGGCGTACAACAATCTCACGCCTGCAGTCCCGGTTTACTTTGACAACGTGATGAACGACGACGCGGATAGCGCCGAAGAGTTTGTACACGTCAACATCCAATTCGGTCTTACCACCGAGCTGGCACTAACCAGCAACCCGGACAACATTCGTGGCGTAATCGTTATTCGCACGTACACCCCAAAGGATCGCGGCCCTGCTCGAAATCAAACCCTCGTGGACGTCGCCACTACTGTTATCCAAACCATCAACGCCACCGCAAAACCCGCAACCGGCGTTTACGCCCGCACCGGCCCCATCGACGGCCCCAGCTTCAGCCCCAGCTTCGCTGGAACTACTCCAGACCAACAATCTCGTCGGGCATTTACACCGTTCTTTATTTCACGAATCGAGGCCGGATTCCAAGCGCAAGTGCTCTCTTAATACTGAACTGCACTGGAGCTAACCTGTATTAAGCCGGGCTGTGCCCGCAACATTGTCCACCCATAGGTAACTACCGATGGCCACCGTTCTGTCGGGCACTTCCGGCGCCCTGTACTACACCCCTGCCGGCACTTCTGTCACCACCCTCGCCGCTGGCGCATTTCCCACCACTGGCGCCAACATCACTGTCGGCTCCTACCTCGGCTTCAAGGTCAACGATCCTGTGACCCTGGCCTACCCCGTAGGTGCCACCGTCACCAACGCAATTCCCGCTGGCGCGTATTTCGTCAAGACTTACGTAGCCTCGACCGGCATCATGACCCTTAGCTCCACCGCAGGTGGCAGCGCCGTAACCGCAACCGCTGCACCTACGGGCTTCGGCGCAGGCTTTGCCAGCATCACCTACACCGCCCCCGCAGTTGTGGGCAGCGTGCGTGAGTGGAGCTTTGAGATCACCCGCTCGGAAATCGACGTCACCACCATCGGCCAAGAAGCCGGCCAGTACGCCCCCTTCCGCAGCTACATCACCGGCTTCGCCGACGGCTCTGGCTCCGCCACGGTGTACACCACCGATGACGACACCACCTTGTCTAGCCGCATGATCGAGGACGTCATCCAAGCCACCCAGGCTGGAGCGACCATGAAGCTCTATATCGACCGTATTGTTGCCGCTGGCACGGTGAACGACACCACCAGCCGCTCGATCACGGTTCCCGTGATTCTGACCTCGGCCAGCCTCACCGTGAACCCCGACGACGGCCAGAGCGTGGAAATCGCCTTCCGCCCCAGCGCCGCCCCTACCTTCGACCTCTCGAAGTCCTGATAGTCTGCTACTGCAGTCAGTTCAGCAACCCCCAGTCCCTAACCGGGCTGGGGTTTTTCATTTCTACTCCGCTACACTATTGCCGTAACAGGCTGCAAGTTTTATGCCCGCCGCAACTGCAATGAGTGCCCTGGATCGTCTGCGCAAAGCAGCCAACCTGGAGCCCTCCAAAAAAGAAGTGGAGCTTAGCGATGGATCTGTATTCGAGATGTGGGTAACCCCGCTGACGATGGCCGAGCGCGAACGCGCCCAAAAGCAAGCCAAGTCCGACGATGCCACCGCCTTCGCACTGCAACTCCTGATCAGCAAGGCTTGCGACGAGAACGGCGCCAAGCTGTTCAAGCCCGGCGAAATCGACGTCCTCAAAAACGAAGTCAAGGACAAGGATCTCCAGTCCTTGATGCTGGCGATCCTGACCGATGATTCGGAGGAGCTGGACACCAAAAGCACTTGAGGACCAGCTCCGCAAGGACGGCTACCTCATGCTCCAGTTCTACGTCGCAAAGGAACTGGGCGTGACGCTGAACGAACTGCGCAGCCGAATGACCGACACGGAAATTCTTGGCTGGAACGCCTACTTCAGCATCCAAGCCGACGAGGAACGCAAAGCCTACGAAAAAGCCAAACGCGGCCGCCGCTAACCGGCGGCTTTTTTGCAGGATAGACTTCCTACAGCACAGTAACGCTGGTACGTGGCCGGATACTCAGCCGTAATCGACCTCCGCGTAAACGGTCTCGACGGACTGCGTACAGTATCCGACCGTATCGAGTCAATAAATAGACTTATAAAGCAGATAAAACCTGTACCGACACTTTTCGACAAGCGGGGTAGCGACGAACTAAAAGCAGCTAAACAAGCGCTAGATAATTTAGTAAAAGCTTATGCAGATGGCGGTAGTCGTTCCGCAGCTTTTTCAACATCTGTAGCTGGCTTAAACCAACAACTGACCACATTTAGGGCCGTTGCAGCAAACGCAAAAACCGGATCCGATCAATTTACAAACGCACTAAAAGCAGCCGAGATCGCCACAAATAAGCTAAACAGCGCCGAATTACAGCGCCTGAATACGCTTAAAGAGCTGTACACACGTCGAGCGACAGGAGGTTTAAGCGCCGAGGATCAAGGACCTAGCGGGCTAACTAAGAACGTACTGGCACTCGGCAAACAACTACCCGCCAGTATCGCTGGACTACGCGCATATGCAGCAGAACTGGATCGTATTTTCAACCTAGTTGAAGCAGGTAGTGTTGACTACCGCACCCTGCAAAAAGAAATTGCCCGCGTAAATGCCGCAATGGACATTGCGGGAGGAGCTGGTCCTGTCCAAGGACCTGCACTTCCTCCGGGTATGCGGCCCGGAGCACGAGGGCGTGGACCCACTTCGCCCATAGGCGGAGGTCCTGGATACCCAGGAAGCCCTGGCGCACAGTCTGCGATGTTTGAGAACCTGGCTCTCGGCGCAGGTTTTCCTTTGTTGTTTGGGGGCGGCGCAGGTCAGGTAGCAGGCGGTTTAGCAGGCTCTTTTGTAGGGACTGGCTTTGGCGGTCAAATTCTTGGATCTGCTATTGGCCAACAGCTCGAAGATGCTACACGCCGTATCACCGAAATCGGCACAGCACTGGATCGACTAAACATGGATGCGCTGCGTGACAGCGTGCTGCTAGTCAATAGCGAACTTACTAATCAAGTCCGACTGCTTCAAGAAGCAGGCCGTGCCGACGAAGCCCGCGCCGCAATCGCCAAAGAGGTAGCACTACAGACAGGTTTACTACCAGAAGCCGTCAACGACATTACCAATAACACCACGTTACTCGGCAATACCTGGAACGAATTTGTAGGCGCTGTATCTGGCACTTTGGCAATCCTTGGGGCGCCTTTTGCCAGTGCCTTGACCTTTATCCTCCAAGGTCTAGCCAAAGCACTACAAGGCATAAACATTATTGCAACAGGATTAGCGTCTATCCTTAAATCCGCCGTTGAATGGGCAGCAAAAACACTGGGCCTAGGCGGCTTGCTCGAAAACGTCAAAAACCAAACAACAGCAATTAGTGAAGAAGAACAAAAGAGACTTGCCACACTACAAAAACTTACAGACGGCCAAATAAAAGAAATACAAAACAACCAAACCAATCTGCAGCTTGAAGCTCAACGCACCCTGGGGCGCACAACCGCAGAAAAACAAATCAACGCTGAAATCGACAGTCAGCTAGCCAAAGACAAGATCCGTCTTGAGTACGCGGAAAAAGCAAAACAAATCCGCGAAGAGTACGGTAGTGTTACTTCCGAAGCAGGTAAGCGTGAACTCGAGCTTGCGTTAGCTGCAAACGAAGCACTCAAGCAGCAAGCACTTAACCAGCAAAAAATTAAAGATCTACTGGTACAGCAGGCTGCGCAGATTGACGCAAACACAGAAAAATACACTCGTGCAACCGAAGTCATACAGCAACAAGTTGCTTCTTTGGATAGAGGCAATCAAGTTACCCAATCTCGTTACCAAGTAGAGACGGCCTTAAACGATCTTTATGGTGCGCAACTACAACGCCAGTACGAACTAGCGACTAGCGCCGAAGAGCGTTACAAGATTGCGCTCAAGATGTTCGAGCAGCAAGTACAAGCTGCCAAACTTGAGTATGACTCTGCAGTTACAAACAATGAGTATCTAGTCAAAAAAGCTGAGCTTGAAGCCCGTATTGTCGAGATTAAGTACCAACAGCTAGAGGCAGAAAAGCAAATCGCCCTGGCGCAGGCCGAAAGCCGTGGTGCAACTGATGAGCAGGTTCAAAAAATATCCGCCGGATACGACAAAGCCTTAGACGCACAACAAGGCCTGGTTAGCATCTCTAAAGAACAAGTTGCTGCCACACGCGAAATAGCCGATAACCAAAATAAAGTTGCAGATGCTGTATATAAAACAAAAGTAATCCAAGCTGAAGGCAACTTAGCCCAAAAACTTACCAGCCAAGAGATCGGCCTATCAAAAGAACAAGCGGACAAACTTGCTGGAAGTCTTGCTAACGGCGCATATAACGCCAATCAAATGGCGAGCGCACTTGGTGGCGTCGCCCAGCAAGCCCGCAATGCCGTGGTCGAGTTAAGCCGTGTCGAAAATGTCCGTCCCCACAATGTGACTCGACAATCCGGCTACGAGGCGACCTATCAATACAGCGATGGAACTACGGGCTATGCCAATATCCAAGCCCACTATGCCCAAGGCGGCTATGTGACAGGGCCGACCAGCGCCATGATCGGTGAAGGCGGCGAGTCTGAGTACGTCATCCCTGCCAGCAAGATGAGTGCTGCCATGGCACGCTACGCCTCCGGTCAGCGCGGCGATTCTGTCATCCCAGGCGGCAACACTGCTGGAGCACCCGGTGACATGGGCTCGACAAGCATCAACCCAATGATTAACGTGACCACAGGCCCCGTCATGAATATGAACGGCAGCAACTACGTCAGCCAACGCGATTTTGTCGCTGGTATGCAGGCTGCCAGCCGCCGTGGTGCTGAAATGGCCCTGTCCGCTATGCGTAAAAATGGCGGCATCCGCCGTTCCGTCGGAGCACGCTGATGGCAGTACGCGCTATTGCAAGCTTTTTACTTATTTACCCCGATCTGACACCACCAGGCACAAATCCTCTGTACTTATTCCAAAACTACTTTCCCAACCCCACCAGCGACGGCTTTCTTACATATGACTATAGATCTTTCTCGGTATCCAATCTTTTAGCCGATAAAAATAGCACATCGCATGACTACACAATAACCTTTCCCGCAACAGTGGAAAACGTGGATTTGGTTGATGCCTGTATAACAAACCGTTACTCACTTGACGTTATTATGTATCGCTGGTCCGCAGCGGAAAACTTAGAAACCCCTACATCTTTTAATCCGTTTGCCGTCGCTCAGGGCAACGCTGTTTCGGCTACAGCCGACATATCCACAATTACAGTAACAGCGCGTCCCTATGCAGACGCTATTGACGGGGATATCCCCTGGCGCAAAGTACCATGGACCATCCTTGGTCCGCTATCCCTCAGTAGCTAATTATGTCTCTCGATAATCCCACTTATACCCTACGGGGAGAATACATCACCTACGCGTCTTACTCAAAAGAGGAGGCGATGGAGCTGCGCATCGGTCCATACGCCGATAGCAATCGCAGTACAGATGTTTCCCGCGCTCCAGCAAAACAGGCAGCCACAGAGGAAGGCGTCCGACAAAAGCAAGTTGAACTACGTAAGTCGCTAAAACTTATTCCTTTTGAGAAATTAGACACAGCGCAAGAATTTGCCAATAGCGGCGATGCTGTCCCAATCGTTTTTTGCCGCCGCGAAAACAACAAAGGCGGCGCCTGGATCAGCCCACCTCTTGTTGATAGCGCCTCAACGAACTTCGCGCAAACCTTTGTCTACCTAATTAGCCAAGGACATGCAATCGGCTTTTCTACTGTCGATGACTTTTATATCGGAAAAAATAACGTAGCCGATCTTTCTAGGCAAGGACTTCTAAATACTACTCTAACTGCTGCGACAGTCTACACAGATGACCCCACGGTTTGCCCGATAGCTTTCTCAGATGTTTCATGTAACCACAATGTCTTCAAAATCCTGCTGGACCCTCTATCACCGGAGGTAGGCAGTTACGTCCAGTTCAGATCCGTAGACGACTATTCCACAGAAGCCAGAATCAAAGTTTTATCCGTATACCCAGACGGAGTTGCCGCTCCAACTTTGATGGAGACTTACACCATCAGAGTTCGACGAACAAATAATTTCACCGGAAACACCACGACTGTCGGCACTATTACAACAAATAACGTAGACACTCCGACAGCCTTGTTCACCGATACGTACTCTACCGGATCGTATACACATACATTTGATATCCAAAGTGTTGCAGCAGCTCAAACAACAAAGCCTGCATACATTTTGGTGGAGTTCCGCCAAGAAAACGACTTTCCGACCAGCGTGGATCGTAAAGCGTCTTACGCAGATCTTACCTTTATGGTTGTCGAAGGAAATCTGTATGACGTAACCAAGGAGTACAGCCCGCCGACCGAGCTAAAACAGCTCAACATTTTTATGGATGACGGTATTTATGTAGATAAGTGGAGATTAAACCCGACTAATACAGCGTATACATACACATACAACTCAAGCAATAAGTTTGGCGATCTTGTTCTGTACTTTTTTGAGAAGTCAGGTAAGTATCCAAACGCAGCCAACGTTCAACAGGTATCGTTCTTTGACGTAGCGATAGCAGCCCGCTTCCACGATGTGTACGACATATTTTTCAACGGTGTAATTAGCAATGGCAGCAACTTTATGTCGTACGCACAAAGCGTTGCTCCAATGTTCTTGTGCGCGTTTTTCAGTGATGCAGGGTTTTTCCGGTTGAAGCCGCTGCTTCCGCTAACAATCGCTGGTGCAATCGACACTGGCACGCTTACACCAAAAGAAACGTTCAGCGATACCGAAACAGTAGCCGATGCTATCGACAACACGATCATCACCGGATCATATCAAAAAGCTTACTTCAGCACTGAAGAACGCCAGCCAATCCAGCTGGTTGTGAGTTTCCGTGGCATCCGTAAAAGCGGCGTGGAGCGTATGAAAACAGCCAATGTGCGTTACAGCGATTACGCCTCTTCAGTGCCAGAAGAGCAATATGACATGACTGAGTTCTGCACTACAAATTCTCATGCGACTATTTTTGCTAAGTATGTCCTTGCGGCACGCAGATACAGCACCCACAAGATTACATTTCAAACCGCTCGCAACACACTGGATGGCTCAAATTTAAGTCCTACAGATTTGATCGCTATCCAGCTAACTCGCACCAACAGCGAAGGCGATTCCCGTGTTGAAACTAACCACTACCTTGTCGACTCCATCGAATACGACCAAACCGGCATCAGCACCATCTCCGCCACGCATTTCCCTCTGAACGAGGCTGGAGCTAGCATCATTAGTAACAGCGTCATCTCTGGATCATTTGAGGTGATCGTATGACTACCTTCCCTTCAGTCCAGCCCACATCCCGCGTTTGGAGTCCCGGCGTCCGTCCGCAAACGCTGTACCAGTCACTCGACGGCATCGAAATCCGCTTCATCCACGGCAGCCGCACCGTGGGTCAACGCCTGTCGCTGACATTCGACAACATGACTGAGGCATCAGGCAAATCAATCACAGACCACTACGCAGCAAACGGCACCACCTACGGCACGTTCAGCCTCCCAGCGGCTGTCTTTGCTGGTATGGCCTCCTACAATTACACCAACGAGGCAACGAACGCTTGGCGTTACGCCGGTCCTCCCCAGGTCACTTACGGTCCACCTGGGTATCAGTCCGTTTCCGTTGAGCTTCTGGGGGTTGCCGCGTAATGGCCACGTACTACACAGGCGCCAACGGCTCCCTTTTTGTCGGTGGCACGCAAGTTGCCAAAGTCCGCAACTGGAGCATCACCGGCAGCGTTGAAACCCTGAACGTCACCACAACCGGCGACACCGCACAGAAATTTATCTACGGACGCCAGAACTACACCGGCAGTTGCACTGCTCTGTACTACGAAAACGACAGCGGCGCTCTGGAGATGGCGTCGATGCTGCAGAACATTATCCGCACCAGTGCAACAACACCGACAGCAACGCAAACTCTGCGTTTGAAGCTGGCGGATGACCGTGTAATTGAGGCGGCGGTGCTGTTCACACAAGCCGATATTGCAGTTACAACCGGCGATCTGGTTAGCGTCAACCTAGCTTTCCAAGTCAACGGCGGGCTTACCACCGCAACAATGGGGTCGGCGTAATGGCGGTTTATCTCGGCAACTCCGGGCTTGTCTCCATCCAACGCACTGGAGCGAGCACCTATACCTCCACGCTGGATCCTGCCGATGTAAACGTCGCGCAGAAACGCTTTAGTTTCGACTTCCCAAACGACACCTTTATTACGGGCGATTACCTGCAGATTACCCGCGTCGGTGGCGGCAACCTCGACTTTATTGACGCAGCAGGTTTTACCCCGCCAGGCGTAACCAGCACCGGCGCGTGGTACGTAAACGTCGATGCCGTCGGAGGTTTGCGCCTGTTCAAGACTTGGGGCGCTGCGCTTAAGGGTGATGTTGATGACGCTGTAGTGCTGGCAACACCGAGCACCAGCTACACAATTTCAGTTGCCGTTACCAGTGGCGGCTACCGGACCTTGGGAGAGGTGGTGTCCTACGAGCTGAGCAATCAGCGGACCGCCTTGGATGCCAGCGTGTTGGGCGAGGAGTTTGTCAGCCAAGTCAGCGGGCAAATTTCAGGCAGCGGGCGCATCACCTGCTTCTGGGATTTTGGTGAAAACGGCGACTTTGAAGCGGCTCAGTACATCCACCATTTGATCCTGCGCCAGCAACTCGGCAGCAACTTCAGCGCTGCGCTGACCTTAAAGCGCGTGGATGAGTCTGCGGCTACTGGTCCTGCTGATACTGACGACAGCCAGCTGTACTACTTGATTGACGGTCTGATCACCAACGTCGGCATTTCGTTTGAAGCTGGCACAGCTGTGCAATCCCAGATCGAGTTTGTGACGACTGGGCAAATCCAACTGCGTTACAGCACAGGCGGCAGCATCGCCGGAAGTCTGCTACTTCAGGAGGATACCAGTGCGCTGGATCTAGAATCAGGCATAGGCCGCTTGCTGCAGGACGAACTCTGAGCCATGGCAGATCTAAAAATTTCCCAGCTCAATAGTCTTGCTGGTGGTTCGCTCGCCAATAACGACGTATTGGCTGTTGTCGACACCTCGGCAAGCGAGACCAAAAAGATCACATCTAAGGAGCTGGTGCAGTATGGCTACGGACTCGTCGATCCAGACACCCTCGACGGAAACGTCATCGAACCCGGAACAACCTCAGCCCGAGG